ATGAAACGGATAGTGGCAGGCATCGTGGCACATGTGGATGCAGGCAAGACCACACTATCCGAGGCGTTGCTGTATCGCACTGGTGAGATTCGCAAGTTGGGCCGCGTTGACCATGGCGATGCCTTTCTGGATACGAATTCGCTGGAAAAGGCGCGAGGCATCACGATTTTCGCGCATCAGGCACTGGTGGAGCATGGTGATCTGCGATTGACCTTGCTGGACACGCCGGGGCATGTGGATTTTGCGGCCGAAACCGAACGCGTGCTGCGTGTGCTTGACTACGCAATTCTGGTGGTCTCCGGTACCGATGGGGTGCAAGGGCACACGGAAACCCTATGGCGTTTGCTGGCAAGATATGGTGTGCCGACGTTCATCTTTGTCAACAAGTGCGATGCAGACGGATTCAACGGTGAAGCCGTGCTGGCCCAGCTGCGCAAACGACTGAGTGATGCGGCGTATCCGTTGCCTGCAGTCGATGGATTGTCCGATGACGATGAGGTGCCGTTAGGGGAGTCTGCCGAGGATATCGCCACACTGGATGAGACCGCGATGAACGACTATCTGGAGCATGGCGGGCTGTCCGTAGTCCGGTTGCGCGCAATGATCGCCGCACGCGAACTGTTTCCCGTGTACTTCGGCTCGGCGTTGAAGTTGGAAGGCGTCGAGGAGTTCTTGGATGGAGTGGAATCTTTCACCGCCGAAACGCAGTGGCCGGAACGGTTCGCCGCGCGCGTGTTCAAGGTGGCCCATGACGGGCAGCACAATCGCATGACATGGCTGAGGGTTACCGGTGGCATGTTGAAGGCCAAGGAAATCGTATCGTCGTCAACGCGGAAGGCCGCCGAGCCGGCATGGTCCGAGAAAGTCGACCAGGTGCGTGTATACAACGGTGCCAAATTCGATACGGTCACCGAAGTGCCAGCCGGTGCGGTATGTGCGGTGACAGGGTTGACGCAGACTTTCCCAGGTGAGGGATTGGGCTATGAGCCGGATGCCGAATCACCGTTGCTGCAGCCGGTATTGACATACACGGTGCTTCCTGCAGATGCGGGATCGGGCGATGCCGAAAACGTCGGCCGAGATGCTGCTCAGCGAAATACCGGACAGCATGGAGTGGATCCCGACAATTCAGATGATGCTCAGGAAGACAGCGGATTCGTGGCACGCCCCCGATTCGATGATCTGACTTTGCATAAGGTCATCACCGCATTGCGTGAGCTGGAGGACGAGAATCCGTTGCTGCATGTGGTGTGGGTGGAACGGCTAGCCGAGGTCCATGTGCAGCTGATGGGCGCAGTGCAGTTGGAAATCGTTCAGCAGACCCTGCATGATCGTTTCGGTCTTGATGTGTCGTTCGGTCCGGGCTCGATTCTGTATCGTGAAACCATCACCGAGCCAATCGAGGGCATCGGCCATTTTGAGCCGCTCAGGCATTATGCCGAAGCGCATATTCTGCTCGAACCGGGGAAGCCCGGAAGCGGCATCAGCGTGGCATCTGCTTTGTCCGAAAACGATTTGGATCGTAACTGGCAGCGTCTGATTCTTACGCATCTGACCGAGCGTGAGCATCTCGGCGTGCTAGTTGGTGCACCGCTGACCGATATCAAGATGACACTGGTGGCAGGCAAGGCGCATCTGAAACATACCGAAGGCGGTGACTTCCGCCAGGCCACCTATCGTGCGATTCGTCAGGGTCTGATGGAAGCCAGAGCCGGAGTCAGCGGACGTCCCGGCTCTCCGGTTGAGGAACGCCCCGATACCACGGGCCAGGGCAACTGTCGACTACTTGAGCCGTGGTATCGATTCCGTCTTGAAGTGCCCGCCGATATGATCGGCCGGGCGATGAGTGATGTCCAACGCATGTCTGGCACGTTCGATTCGCCGTCCACCGACGGTGGCTACGCAGTGATTGAAGGTGAAGCGCCGGTTTCTGAAATGCGTGACTATGCGATGGAAGTGAATCAGTACGCCCATGGTCATGGCCGGTTCTCCGCCACTTTCGGCGGTTATAAGCCGTGCCATGACACGGAACAGGTCATCAAGATAGCCGGCTATGACCCCGAATCGGATCTGGACAACACCCCGGATTCGGTGTTCTGCGCCCACGGTGCCGGCTATCCCGTCAAATGGTATAAAGTCCCGGAGTTTATGCACCTTGATTTTACGACCAGTGGAAAATAGCCGTTTTGCCTTGCAAGAGTAGGGCTGAGCGGCTTTTCTATTCCCGGTGATTCCCTCGTATTCCCTCGGTTTCCCGGAATAATGTGGGCAAAATGTGGGCAAAAAATGAGCCTCGGAAAGCTACTCCCAAAACGTGAAAACCGCCCCTCCGTCCAGCGTTATGCCGGATGGAGGGGCGGTGTTTTTATGGTTATTCGGTTTTGGATGCCTTGGCCTTGAGGGTGCTTGCGCCGATGACGACGCCGATGGCCAGGGCGACGGCGTTGATGGTCGTCGCGGCCTGATCGGCCCACGTCCAGCCCCATACGGGGCCGAGGGTCTGCACGAGCACGCCGATGGCCGGCAGCACGATCAGCGCGAGCCATTTGAGCACGTCATAGGCTCGGTTCGGCAGCAGCCAATCGGGCACGGTCGGCTCCGTACCGGCGGTCTTCAGTTCGGTGTTTTCGTCGGTCATATTGTCCTCGATTCTGTGATTTGGAACCTAGGAACCTCGCCCGGTGTCGGGTGCAGGGTTCCTAGGTAGGTCGGGTTATCAGTAGCGCAGCACTTCGCCGGGGTAGATCACGTTGGGGTTGCCGCTGCGATAGCCGGTGAGCTGCGTGTAGCCGATGCCGAGGCGGGCGGCGATGCCGCTGAGGGTGTCGCCTGCGCGGACGGTCACGGTACGGGACGGTGGGGCGTTGCTGCCGGTGGCGACGCTGCCGCCGCCGTTGTAGGTGACGACCTGACCGGGGTAGATCAGGTTCAGGTTGCCGCTGGGCACGCTCCACTTGGACAGCGGCCACAGGCCGGTGCGCGAGGCGATGCCGCTCATGGTGTCGCCGGAGCGGACGGCCACGCGGGTCGTGTTGGCCTGCGCGGCCTGCTGCGGCGCTACGGTCGCGGTGCCGGCGAGGCGCTGGTTGACGATCGCCATGACCTTGTCGTAGTTCGCGCCGAGCGCGTCGCGTCGCTGCTGGCCGTTGCCGTAGTCGCCACGGATGGTGGCGGTCGCGAGTGCCTGTAGGTCGATGGTCTGGGTCGGCGGCTTCTCGGTCTGCGGCGGGGTTGCGGGCTTGGCTGCGCCGGCGGGGTTGGCGTAGGCCTGCCACTGGCTTGCGTCGCCTCGGAAGTAGTTGAGGTCGAGCGGCCCGTTGTAGCCGTTGACCCAGCCGTTGGAGGTGTACTGGCGCATGGCCTCACCGTAGATCGCGTAGTTCCACGGTCGGCTCTGGTAGCCGGTCGGCGCGTTGCTGGCGTACTGGGCAACCCAGAGTCCGCAGTTGGCTCTCACGTCGGACGGGATTTGCCTGATGGCGCTGGCCTGCACGTACACCATCGGCCACACGCCGGTGAGCGTGTGCACGCGCTGCACGAACCGGCGCACCCAGTCGCTGTTGCCCCACTGGGCGTTCTGATAACTTTCCCAGTCGAGCACGAGCACGGCCCGGCCGACGTAGTCCCTCGCCTTGGCGACGAAGTAGTCGGCCTCGCTCACGGCGTTGTTGCCGCCGGCGTAATGATACAGGCCGAGGCTCTTGCCCCGGTCGGTCACACACTTGGCCTGGGCGCGCCAGCTCCCGTTCTCGAAGCCGACGCCCTGACTGACCTTGACTACGGCGAAGTCGTAGCTGGCGGTGCAGGTCACGTTCGAGGCCTGCCAGCCGGACACGTCGATGCCTACCATGTCGGCCATCGCGATCGCCGGCGTGCACGCGAGCAGCACGGCGAACAGTGCCGCGATGAGGGCCTGCAGCGGCTTGCTTCTGTTTTTGAATCTGCCCATTCGTTTTCCTTCCTATGTGTGGGGTGGGCATGGAAATAGCCCCCGTCGGGGTCGGCGGGGGCTAAGCCTGTGGTTTTCTCGGGGCTATCGGCGCACTCTGGATGTCGTTGTTGAGGCTGGTGCCGTGACCGTTGCCGCCGAGCGCGTGGTACACGTCGTAGAGGCGTTGGCTGCGGCCTTTGAGGTCCTCGTCGGCTATGCCGTCGTTGGCGACCATCTCGGCGCGCAGGTCCTCGAGCCGGCACAACAGGAGTTCGCGCACGGCCTGGTCCAACACGGACGTATTGTCGAGGTGTTTGAGCATCCACGCGGTGATGGTGCCGGTCGCACCGGAGCCGAGGATCATGCCCACGAATGTGAGCCATACTGGTATCGTCTCGTTCATCTAGGCCATGGCCTTCTTTCCTTTCGCTAGTTGTTCTGCAATGGCATCGTGCCGCCGGTGAAGAAGCTCTCGTCGCTGCCGGCCTCGGTGCAGATGATCTGGTAGAACGCGGTGTCCTTGCCGGTCCGGCCTCGGAAGATGAGTTTGACGACACCGTCGGAGGGCACGGTTAAGCCGACGCGCAGGCGTTCGTTGTTGGCCCAGGTCTTCGAGTCGGCGAGCACGTTGTCAGACGAGTCCTTGACCGACAGCAGCGGCCCGCGGAACGTGTCCGTGGTATCGGCGAAACCACAGCTCGCGATGAACGCGCACTTCACGCCCGCCGGCAGGCCCGAGACCACCCATCCGGCGTAGCCGCCGGCGGTGTCGGACGAATGCCGCAGGATGATGCCCGGATTGTTCGGTGAACCCCACTGGTGGACGGTGCAGTCAATGCTCCTCGTGGGTTTCGGGTCGCCGTACGTGGGGTTCGGGAACCAGTTGTGGCGTTGCATCATCGGCCCTCACCGCCGATCACTGCAGGGGCATCGTGCCTCCGTGGAACCACGGGAACCGGGGAAGGAGCTGTTGGACGGTCGGCCAATCGCCGCCCTCGTACACGGCCAGGGCCTCCAATGTCACACTGCCCTCGCCCTTGCAGAAGACGTTGTGGTTGCCGTCCCCGTTGATTTTCTCCGCCTTCCACGTGGCACCCGATGGGGTCGTGCCCGAGGCGAGCGGCGTGGCGCTCTCCACTGTCACGCTCTCCACGCTGGTGGCCGTGTAGGCGACGACCGCGACACGGCCCGGCTTTATCAGTGCATTCCAATTCAAGCCGAGTAGCGCCCAGGAGCCGGCGCCGGTATGCGTGTAGCGGAAGTGCCCGTCGGCGAGAGCCTCGACATTTATGTCGCCGGCGCTGGCCCACGTGCCTACCTGCCTGCGGCATGAGGGGTCGTGGTACAGGTTCGTGATATAGGTCATGCGGCCACCACCCAGTCAGAGCGGCGGAGGCGAGCAGCCAGACGATGGCGTTTAGCCCTGCCCCCCCCATTAACGGCATGGTGTCGCCGTCGAATCCTGATGCCAGCTTGTAGCCGTCGATCATGCGCCGGTATTCTGTTTCGTCGGGCAGAACCGTCATATGCTTGAGGACGACGTTGCCATTGTTGTAACGGATCGCGCAGATGCTGTCCTTGAGTGCTTTGATGACGAGCAGCCAGCCGTTGTCGGATATGATCGTGCAGTTGGAGGGGTAATCGGCTTCGGCTCTTGCGTTGTTGCCTTGGTATTGGACGACTATGATGCCGCCCTTCGGGATTATGTTGGTGGAGGGTTGCAGGGTGAAGTTCGGCTGTCCGTCCCTGATCGCGTAACGGTAATGCTTATCGTCGGTTTTGGTGACGTTGGAGCGCCATGAGTTGCGTTGCTTCAGGCAGTTCGGGTCGGTGTCGAGGTTGTGTACGAGGCCAATCGCCGTTGTTTCCGCCATGACAATTCCTTTCTGTTTTCGGGTATGAAAAAAGCCACCCCGTGGGGTGGCTTTCGGGAAAATGGTTTGGCTGATTACTTGTTTTCGGCCTGCTTGGCCTCAAGCTCGGCGAGCCTGCGTTGCAGGGTGGCGACGTCGCGTTGCAGGCTCATGGCCTGCGCCTGGCTGATGGCCAGCTGGCGCGCCTGGCTGGCGAGCTGCGTGGTCATGTTGTCGAGCACGTCGTTGATGTCCGCCTGCACGGGGTTTTCGGTTGTGTTGTCTGTCATTGGTTATCTCCTATCGGTGATGGTCTGTGTGACGTCGTTCAGAAATCTGGTTCTCGCCTGGGCGATTTCCGTCGCGTGTTCGGCGAGCAGGGTGGCGAGGCTCGTGGCGTCCACGCCGGCGGGCAACCGTATCGACGGCTCCGGTTCGTCCGTCGGGGAGCCGTCCAACGCCTGCGCGACGGCGAGAGCCGCGTCCGCCTCGTACGAGTCCACGGCCACCGGCTCCAATCCCAACAGTCGGCGGGTCTCCGCACGCCCGTCGGCGGCCAGCGCCCCGTTCGCCTTGAACGCGCGGTGCAGTGATGCGGCGCGCACCTGATTCAGGTCGACGAGCGCGTCATGCTCCAACTGCTCGTAGGCGCTCGTCCACGCGTTGCGACCTGACTCCGCGTCGATGACGCCGGGGTCGGCGACGCGTTTCGAGACATCGAGCATCATGGCCACGGTCTCCATGTCGGACGTGATGCCGAGCAGCAGGCCCGTGGCGGCGATGTCCGTCAAATGGGTTCCCCATGCCGTGCCGCCGTCGATGCGCCCGTCCGGCGATGGTTCGCCGCTTCCCGGCAGGTCGATGAAGAGCCGGTCTCCGATGATTCGCATGGTTCCTCCACTATTTCCTCAGGTATCCGAACATCGTGCACCAGATGTTGGTGCCGCCGCCGGGGAACATGCTGTAGCCGCCGACGTTCGCGGGCATCGACTGGACCATGATCTCGGCCCCACTGCTGCTCTCGTTGCAGGGGGCGCTGGTGCACAGAGCGTTGCCGGTGGCGTTGTTGACGCCGCCGACGATCTTGTAGCTGCCGTATTTCGGCGGCGTCCACGAGCCCTTGAACCGAAATACCATCCATGGGCTGATGTGGTGGGTCCCCTCCCAGTACAGCGACAGAAATGTGCCGCGGGACGCATACCTTCCTAGGAAACCGGCGAATGAGAGATAGCCCGTGTTGATGACGGCCTGCACGCCTACCGTGCCGTTGTTGTCGAACGCCTCGAGCGCCGCCACGGTGTCGGACGAAGTGCCCGAAAATGCCATGAGATTAAGCATTGCACCGGCCTGCTTGCTGGCGTTGCTCTCGTCGTAGTTCCGGTATGCCTTTAGGAACACAGTGCCGTATTTGACGCCATTATCCGATTTGCGTTCGCCGATGCGTCCGAATGCGCCGGGGTCGTTCTGCGCGCGGTGCCCGCCGTTGAACGTGAGCGCGCTGACTTCGCCCTCCTGCTGCGTGGTGGACTCGACCGCGATGTACGGGTGTTTGTACGAGTCGGTGCCGTGGTAGAACTGGATGCCCGCGCCCTCCAGCTTGTCCGAGCCCGTGATCTCGTGCTGTTGGAACGAGGGGCTTATCATCACCCTGTTGCCCGACAGGCCGGTCTGGAACGTGCCGGTCAGCAGGTTGTTCGCGCCCTCGCCGTCCAGATGCACGGTATGGTTCCGCTTCGAGTCCCACATGTCCAGCGCGTTGCCCCGCAGCTTCCAACCCGTGTTATCCGCAGTGCTGGATTGGAAGATACTGCCGGTGAACACGTAGCCGACGAACTGGCCCGCCGCCACCTTGTCGCTGGTGATGGACTGGGCGGCGATGTTCCTCGCCACGATCGTGTTCGACGCGATCTCGTCGCCCGTGATCGACTGGCTGACTATCTTCGACGCGTTCACGCTGTTGGCGGCGAGCTTGTCCACGGTCACGGACAATGCGGCCAGTTTCTCGGTGGTGATGGCCCCCGAGACGATGTTGCCCGCGTTGACCGCGTTCGCGGCGATCTTGCCCGCCACTACGCTGTTCGCGGCGAGCTTGTCGGCGGTCACCGCCAACGCGGCCAGCTTGTCCGTCGAAATGGCTCCGGCCACGATCTTGCTCGCGTCCACCGAGTTGGCGGCCAGCTTGTCCACGGTCACCGCGCCGGCGACGATGTTGCCCGCGTCCACGCTGTTGGCCGCGAGCTTGCCCGCCACCACCGAGTTGGCGGCGAGTTTGTCGGCGGTAACCGCCAAAGCGGCCAGCTTGTCCGTGGTGATGGCACCGGAGGCTATCTTGCCGGCGACTATCGCGTTCGCCGCCACCTTGTCCGTGGTGATCGCGCCGGCCACCAGCTTCTCCGTCGTGATGCTGTTCGCCGCCATGTTGGAGGCGACCACGCTGCCGGAAGCGAGAATGTTCGCGGCCACGATGTTGCGCTCGTTCCACCGCGAACCGTCGAAGACGTACACGCCGATGAAACGGCTGGACAACGGCACGAGCCAGCTCGCGCTGTTGTTCGGCTCGCCCTCCCAACCCGTATAGAAGTCGGCCAGCAGGGACGTGCTGTCGTTCGCAGCGCCGGACCAGCGCGTCCAGTATTTTTGGGTTTTGTACCAGAAATCACCCTGACGCACGGTCACGCCGGAAAGCGTGGTCGGGTCGTCGGGCCCCTCGTACACGTTGTGCAGGCCGTCGAGGCTCTTGTCCACGGAATTGGCCTTGTCCAACGCGGACTGGGCCTTCGACGCGGCGTTCGCGATGTCGGACTTCGCCGACTCGATGGCCGCGCTGGCCTTGCCCGCTTCGTTTTTCGCGTTGGCCGCGTCCGACTTGGCCTGCGTGATGTCCTTCTTCGCCTGCGCGATGTCGCCCTGAGCCGCGTCCAGTTCCCTGTTCGCGTTATCGATGGCCGTCTTGTTCGACGTGATCTGCTTGTTCGCGTTGCCGATGGCCGTCGTGTTGTTGGCGATGTCCTGCTTCGCCTGCGTCAGGTCGGACTTCGCCGTAGCCAATTCCCTGTTCGCGTTGCCTATCGCCGTCGTATTGCCGGCGATATCCTGCTTGGCTTGGGACAATTCCCTGTTCGCGTTGTCGATGGCGGTCTTGTTGTCCCGCAGATCCTTGTCGAGCCTGTCCAGGTCGGTCTGGGACACCGCGCTGGCGACCGTGATCGACGCGCCCACACCCCAATCCGACTTGTTGCCCGAATGATCGACCGAACGCAAAGCGAACCAGTAGGCGCGATACTCCAATCCGGTGACGACGCAATGCCCGTCACGCGCCACGCTATCCCGGTATTTCCAGTTCCCGTTGGAGTCGCTGATGCCGACCTCCACGTGGTCGAAGTCCAGCTCCATGCCGCCGCCGGCATTGTTCCTGCCGTCCCACTGCACGTCCACCACACCCAATTTCGAGGTGAGTATCGGCTTGGACGGGATGCTCGGCGGCGTCACGTCCGACGCTACCAAAGCCACGACCACGTTCGACCAGTCACCCAACCGGTCGGAATACGTGGGAACCGCGCGCACGCGGAACTCATAGCGTTGCCCGCATTCCAGACCGCCGATGCCCAACGTGAGCCGCTGCGCGTCCGTCACGCCACCGGAAACCCACGGCGCACCAGCCGTGCTCTTGCGATACTCCACGCGGTAGCCCGAAATGTCGATGGCGGTGTCATCCGTCGCCTGAGAGACCGCGGCCCACTGCAGGGTAGCCAAACCCAAAGCCGTACCACGGGAGGAGATATAGGCGTCGGTCTGCACCACCAGACCAGTCGGAGCATTCGGCACACGATGGTCCTTCTCGGGGGCGGGACGCCCGCCCTCGCTGCCGGCCAGTTGCGCGCCGCCGGTGATGCCGGCGATCTTCTTCGCGGCCCGCACCTGAGAGTCGTATACCTTGTCGTTGAGGGTAATCGAGGCCTTGAGTCCGTTGGAGTCGAGGCTGACGGTGACCTGTTGGATTCGCACCTTCTCTCCGTGCTGGACGGTGGGCGCGGTGATCCAGTCGCCGGGCCGGTAGTCCACCAACGGCAATGATTCGGCGTTGGTGACGAGCAGCGAGCGGGTGTACTGGCCGCGCACACGGGCCGCGCTGGCCAATGTGGTCTGCATGAACGCCTTGGCGGTGGCCTCGTCCGAGACTCCACCCTGAGAGACATAGGATTCCCAGCCACCCCACGGCGTGGGTGCCGCCGGATTCGACTCGCGGAAGATTAGCCCGTTGTCACCCTCCACGAGGATATCGCTGGAGAGGTCTTCGATGCTTTCCTCTTCGGGTGCCTCGAGTATGTCGTGCGCCATGCTGATGTGCACGCGGCCCGACAGGTCACGGCTGAGACTGGTGCTGTCGGCGTTCCAGATTCTGAGGGTGCGGCCCTCGGTGCGCCAGTCGATGGCACCGCCGCCCACCATGCTCGAAAGCATGCTGTTCAGGCTCGTGCCCAACGAGTAGTAGAGCGTGTACACGCTCTTCCAGTTCGCGCCAGCCGCGTCCTTGCCGGTGTCGAAACCGGGGGCCAAAACGAGGCCGGCACCCTTGCGGGCCTTGTTCTCATCGAGAATCGTTCTGATGATGGTGCCGGGGTTCTTCGACAGGAACGCGCGCTTGCCCTTGTTGTCGCCGTCCGCTATCAGATGCGCGGTGTCGTTGTTCAGAATCTTGTTGGCCAGCCAGCCCATGCTCTGGCAGGTGAGCGTCACCGTGTCCGACACGTCTTCGGCGTTGCGGGAGCGGCCTATGAGCAGGTAGCGGCAGTTGTAGGGTTCGCTCCATGTTCCGCCGTCACTGACCTCGAGCCCGATCTCGAGCCCCTGTTCGAGGCCGCGTTTCAGGATTCCGCCGCCGACGGTACGACGGCTGTAGACGACCTTGAGTGCTCCGAGGTCGTTGTTGACGATGCTCGCGTCCCATGAGAGCGGTGCGGGCAGGTTGCCGAGCCTGCCGCCGTTGGGCAGGTAGGCGACGAGGCGGGCGTGCAGTGTCTTGACCATAAGGGGACTCCAGACGTTGAAAACCGGCGCGGAAATTGCATAGAAGGGGAATACGGGGTCTACCACCATGCGCGGCGCACGTGCACGAGCAATGGCTCGCCGCTGCCGGTGATCTTCGACGTGAGCCGGTAGCCGTTGTCCACCGGGTTCGGCCAGCATTGCAGCAGGCCGCCCGCCGGATAATCCAAGCCGCCGGTCACGTCCGTGCCAGATTGCGTCCACTGATGATCCGCCGTGGACTGCCATGCGAGGCAGTTGCCCACGTCCACATACGTGTAGGCGTTCGCGTTGGCCGCACCCTGCCAGATGACGCCCGTGTTCGACGTGGGGTCGGTGACCGAGGCGCTGCTCACGCCCTTGGGCAGCCGTATTATCGGATCGGTGACGGGCGCGTCACCGAACATGCCATCCGGTATGCCCGACGACAACGGGATCAGCAGCGACGGCGAATTGTTCGGCTCACCAATCCACATGGTCACGAAATCCGCCATGAGACTGGTCGAATCGTTCGCCGCGACACTCCAGCGCGTCCAGTATTCCTGCCGCCATTGCACGGCTGACGGCCACAGCCAGTCCGTTGTGTTCGCCGCCACCTGACGGTCATACGCGACCGGATCGCGCCACCACACCTGGGGCATGGCGAACACCGCCGTGAACGGGGTGAGCCTGTCCAGCACGGTGCCTCCGTCGTCGGCCTCCAGACTGGCGAGCTCCACGACGGCCTGCTGTCTCCGCCCGTTGACCCGACGGCCCAATGTCAGGCTTGGTGCCGTGCACAGGCGCGCCAGGCGGCTCGAATCCAAACCCGCGGCATCAGCGCGGCCCAATGCTCCCGCACGGAACGCGGTGACCTTGAGCGTCACGCTGCGTTCCTCGAACGATGGGGCGAAACCGGATGGTATCGTGCCATGCCGGAACGGGGCGCTGACCTTGCTGCGGGACACGGAGACCCCAGCGAACAGGGTGCTGCCCAACGTGACCCGGCAATACTGGGAGTCGAGGGCCACGCCGTTGAGCGCGTAATCGACACCGGCCATAAGCAACCCCCTTTAGATTCCGACCGTCAGCTTGTCGAGACTGTCGTTCGTGGCGAGTGGCCACGGGTCGGCCTGCGGATAGTAGTTGGTGATGTTCACGTTCGACGCGCCCGCTTGCGGTTGCATGGCGTCCGTGGACGGCGTGTACACTATGCGCCGGTTCATCGTGGCCGCGTCGTACGTGCGGTTGGCGGGCAGCAGGTCGTTGATGTCGGGCATGAGCCCGCCGATCATGCTGCCCATGGAGGCGTTCACATAGCGTGCGGAAGCGTCGATGCCGTTGGCGAGGCCAAGGCCCATCATCATGCCGATCTGGTCGCGGAACAGGCGTGAGGGGGAGTGGATGCCGAGCATGCGCTTCACGTTGGCGATGGCGGCATTCATGCCGCCGAGAATCGCCGAGCCGACCCGGCCCATGCTGCCCATGATGCCGCTGACGATGCCCTCGACGATGTTGCGTCCGATGGACACCACACGGCCCGGTATCGAGGCGAGCGTGTTGACGATGTTGCTCAAAAACTGTCGTCCGGCGTTGAGCGCGCCCTGCCCCATCTGACCGGCGAAGGCCCCGACGTTCGATATCACGCCGCGCAGGTAGGCGGCGATGCATCCGGGCAGCTGAGATACGAACTGGATCACATTCCGTATGAAACTGTTGCCGGCCTGCGCCGCGTTCGACGCCATCTGTCCTGCCCAGTTGGCCGCGCCGGTCAGCACGTTCACGAGGAACGCCCATATCCTGCCGGGCAATTGGGAAATGAACGTGGCCATGTTGTTGAGGAACTGGCTTCCGGCCTCGCTGGCCTTGCCGGCCATCTGCGCCACCCAATTGGCCGTGTTCGTGACGGTGGCGACCAGCCAGTTCCAGATATTGCCTGGCAGCTGGGATATAAACGTGCCCGCGTTCTGCACGAACTGTGTGCCAGCGTCGATGGCCTTCTGACCCATAAGCGCGACCCATGCGACCACGAACGTGATCGAATAGGACAGCCAGTAGGCAATCGTCTCAGGCAAGTGCGTGATGAAGTACACGACGTTCTGCACGAACTGGTTCCCGGCGGTCCACGCGGATTGCGCGAGACAGGTGGCCCATTCGCCCACAGCCGTGAGCAGGTTCGACAATGCGCTGCCGATACGTTCCGGCAGCCGCTGAAACCATTGGACGACGGACTGGAACGCATTGGGAAGCGTCTGCGTGAAGAAGTTCGCGATGTTCTGGCCGAGACTGGTGACGGCATCGACCGTCTTCTGCCATGCAGAGGAGACGAACGACGTGAACGCCGCCCACGCCTTGCGACCCGTCTCAGTCTGCGTGAAGAACCAGACCAGTGCGGCGACCAGCGCCGATATCGCGGTGACGACCAGCATGATTGGGTTCGCGTTCATAGCCGCGTTCAACAGCCACTGCTTTGCGGCGGCGACGGTGTCAGCGAGGCTGAACGCCTTGATGAAGCCGACCACGGTCGTGATGATCGAGAACAGCTTGAACGCGCCATATCCCGCCATGACCGCGACCGCGAGCGCCTGCATCCAGTCGGCGTTCTGCTGGACGAACGTGCCGACCGACTGGAGCATGCCGCCGATGCTGCCCAGAATATTGGAGAGCTGCTGGGCGGCCCCGCCGGCACTGTACGCGCCGCCGGTGAAGCCGAGCAGGCTGCCGATGACGCCGGCGAACGGGCCGACGACCGAACCGACCGCGCCGGCGATGCTTTTCACCCCGTTGGCGAACGTCTGCACGCCCTCGGTTTTCATGAGCGCGCCCGTGAAGTCGTTCACCCACTGCATCGCCTTGCCGATGCCGTCGCCCAACGCAGTGACCGCTCCGGTGATGTACGGTTTGACGGTGTTGACGATGTTCGCCGCACCGTCCACGATGGTGGCCTCGAGATTGCCGAACGCGCCCTCGAACGTCTGCGTGCTTTCCGCCGCCTTGATGGCACCGTCGTTCATGCCCAGTTGCATGAGCGCGTCGTTGAACTCCTGTGAGGTGATCTCTCCATTGGCCATCGCGTCGCGGAAGTTGCCCGTGTACGCGCCGTTCTTGAGCATCGCCTCCTGGAGCTTGCCCGAAGCGCCTGGGATCGCGTCGGCCAGCTGGTTCCAGTTCTCCGTGGTCAGCTTGCCTGCGCCGGCGGTCTGGGTGAGCATCATCGCGACGCTTTTGAACGTTTCGCTGTTGCCGCCCGCGACCGCGTTCAGGTTGCCGGCCGCTTCGGCGAGCTTGTCGTAGTTCGGCACGCCGTTGGCGGCCAGCTGGGCGGTGGTGTTGCGGATGTCGTCGATGCCGTAGACGGTCTTGTTCGCGTACTCCTGCGTGGACGTGGTCAGTTTCTTGATCTGGTCGGCCCCGACGCCGGCGAAGTCCAGTGTCTGTGCGAACTTCTGGGTCGAATCCGATGCGTCGAGGATCTGCCCGGACAGGCCGGAGAACACGCCGATGACCTTCGTGGCGATGCTGGATGCGACGCCGCTGATCACGCCGAGCTTCGCGGAGAATCCCCTGGAGAAGCCGCCGCCGGCGGTGTCGCCGGCTTTCTGGCCGACCGATTTGGATGGCCCGTCGAACGCGCTTTCGATGGCCTTGCCCACGCCCTTCATGCTGGGCACGATCTGCACGTACGCCTGAGCCAGCTGGTATGCCATGACCGTGCCTCTCTATTCGGTTATTCGTTGTGGGTGAAGGGTTTCGTCTCCACGTCCGTGAAGTCGCGGCTCATGAACTCGTCGAGTTCGGCGACGGTCAGGGCCATGGGCTTGATGGTGCGCGTCCTGCGCGTTGCTTCCCCGGAGTCCTCCGGATTGGAGGGGTTCGCGACAGCATGGCCGCTTCCGTTGCCGGGTCGTGGCAGCGGTTCGGGTTGTGGGCCGCGTTTCTTCGGGTCGGCGTTGCCCCACATCCACATGTTCATCTGGTCGATCCGCGCGGCCATCAGATACTGGTCGAGCGTCCAGGCGGCCGGAACGTCCAGCCTCTGCCACACCAGTGAGCCCGCAGGCAGGTTCACCGCCAGCGCTGCCGCTTCCAATGGATCCAGCTCATAGACGCTAAGCCCGTATACGCGCCGCATGTCCGCCGCCAACTGGTCGGGGCAGGCATGCAGCAGGTATACGAGCGTCAGGAGTTTGGGGATTCCTCGTTCAGACGCGCGAACAGTTCCTGCAGGAACTCGCCCATGGCGTCTCCGGTGATGCGTCCGGTTTCGGGGTCGCGCAGACGGTTCTTGATGCGCCCGTAGTCCTTGGCTGAGAACATGCCGCGCAGGAACGGTACCACGCTCAGCGCATTGTTCTGTGGGTCGGACTGGAGGTCGTAGAGGGATTCCATGAGCTCCCAGTCGTTGAGCTTGGCCGGGTCCAGTGTCAGGACGAGCCCTTTGACGGTGACGGTGCGTGGCTTGCCCTGCGCGGGCTTGTGATCCTGCGGACGGCTGCCGGGAACATTGTTGGCGGGGTTGCCGGAACGGTGGCGGTTTCGTGACATGATGACTTCTCCAAAAGACTAGTGAAAACGACTTCCACGGTTGAACGAAGAAAAGGTTCCCGCGTCGTGGGAAGTCGTTCGAAGCGCGACGCGGGAAGAACCGTCATTCGGCGGCCGGAACCTCTTCGGCGGTTTCGGCGTTCTCGTCGCCGTTGGCCGGGTCGACGACCTTGCCGAGCAGGGCCTCGGTGACGGCGGCGCTCTCGCTGGCAGCCGTGGCCCTGCCGATGTATTCGATGGCGGTGACCCCGTTGCCCATGTCGTTTGCGGACACGGTGACGTCGTACACCTGAGCGTCGCCCGCATGCACCTGTCGGTCGCCGAACTCGGCGCGCGTGCCGTTGCCGATCACGAGGCGGTCCTTGACGTCGCCGCTCATCGCGATTTCGAACACGAGCACGAAGTCCTCGTCGGAGGGCATCTGGTGCTTGATGGTCATGCTCTTGTCCGTGCCGGTGACCGCGTCCGAGTTGTAGCGCATCTTGGCGGCCTCGACGCGCAGCACCTCCAGCAGCGCGAACTGGTAGGACTCGGCGTAGCTGGTGATGACCTTCATCACTGTCGTGCCGTTGGCGTCCTTGATCTCGGTGGTGTCGGTGTCGGTCGTGTTGGTCAAACCGTCCTCGGACAGGTAGCCGAGCAGCTTGAACGCCGCGGCCAGCGGGGTGGAGGAATCGGTGGGCAGCGCGGTGCCGGACGGTGCCCAGTAGGCGTAGCCGCCGACCTTGAACTTGCCCAACGACACCATGGTGGAATCGTTGGTTGTGGAACCAGCCATGATTTAGACCTTTCGTTAGTCGTCTGATTTGACGGTGAGTTGTATGAGTATCTGGTAGCGGGGCCGGCCGTCCGGCATGGGGAAATGCGTGCGGCCGGTGATGTCGATGTCGGCGACCTCGGGCAGCTCGACGATACGTTTGAGACGGGGGAGTATGAGCTTCGCTGCGGCCTCGGAGACCAGCCAGCGCGACTCGCCCCACACCTGCACCGCGATAAGCGGCAGGCTGCGGAACCGTTCGTCCGAGCCTCCCACCTGTTCGACGGTGACGAACGGCAGCGGGTGCGTGGCCGATGATCCGGCGGGCACGTCGAAACTGGCCGGATATTCGGCCTTGATCGTCGGGTCCGCGTTGAGCCAGTCCATGACGAGTTTTTCAGCGTTCACGGCCATCAGCCGCCACCTCCCAACGCCTTGGCCAACGTGTTGTGGGCCGCGTTGTCGACAAACGCCTGATGGTTCTCGGCCTGCACGAGGGCGATGGTGCCCACGTTCGACGGGATCGCCGGCAGCACCCCGTACTGGGGTTTGCCGCCATGCGAGTTGTGGCCGAGCGCGTTCGCCCTCGCCGCGACCCGTTCGGCCTCCGCGTTGACGGCACCGATCACGTGCGGCGACTGGCGGAACGCGGTGAACGCCGGCAGGTTCAGTTTCACGTTGCTTGACATGCGTCATCCCTCCGTATCCGTCAGTTCGACGCTCAAATTCCACCGGGTGGGGGTAATCCCGACGTCGACCGGCAATGGGTCGCCTATCACCCGATAGTCGTGGCCGCGTATGGTGACCAGCGCATTCCTGAGGCTCCGGTACGTCCAGACCCTCGGTATTGCGATCGTCAACGCGGCGGTGATACCGGCCGGCCGTGTGGAGTCGGCGGCGTTCTCGTCGGCTCCGGGCTTGACCAGCACGTCGTCGATGGTCTCCGTTTCCGTCCTGCAGACGGGCTTGTTGCCCCCATCCACCTCGCCGGTCGGCACGCGCCATGTGACGGTGATGGTTTCGCCATGCAGTCTCATGGGTTCACGCTCCCGTCGGACAGGTCGATGCTCCACATGCGTTGCACGCCGCAGCCCAGCGAGCGTTTCTCCGATTTCGTCAGATACAGATCCCCGTCAGGGTTGCTGTAGCTGTTGGCCTCGGTGAAACCGTTCGCGGTCTGCGTGGATTGGGTGACCCCGGCGACGTCCTCGTTGAGCATGGCCCTTTTGACCATCGCGCAGCAGATACGCCGCAGCGTGGTCTCCGAGGCCTGAGCCCAATTGGGGCAGTCGGTGATGATCTTGTCGCTCGCGTCGGCCAGCATCGTCTCCGCCTTGGCCCGTTCGGCGTCGGTGAGCTCATGCCAACGGGAGGCGAGATCATCGGCGCTGGCGAACGGGGGAGCGGGCACGTTCATGCCCGGATCAGCGTCATCGGCCATGAGCGCACCTCCCTCAGGCCGCGATCACACCGGCCGCACGCAGTTGGGCGAGCAGCGCGTTGATCTTGGCGTTCGCGGTCGTCGTATTCGCGTCGGCGGCGAGGTCCGGTACGGCCGCACCCTGCTTGACGCCACCCAACGCCGCAGCGGTCGCGGCGGGCAGCGTGTAGGCGGCAGGAATCGCCGGCTTGTTCGTCAAATCGTCGTACGAGCCGCTGAACGAGCTGGTGCCGGCACCGATGGCCTTGCGCGCCGCCGCAGCGTCAGTTGCCTTGAGCACACGCTTGCCCGTATCCGTGGCACCGGTAAGCGTGTCGGCGGTCGGGGCCGTGACCGGGGCGACGAAGTCGAAGCCGCTGCCATCGGCCTTGACCTGCACGACCTTGCCGTGACCGGTGCCGGAGGAATAGCCGCCGAGGCTGGCCGGCGTGACGCTGCCAGCAGATGGGGTGGAAGAACCGCCATTGAGGTCGATGGGTTTGCCCTTATCGTCGACGAACTGGGTTTCGATGACCGCCTGGCGGGCGGTGTTCGCCACCCCTGAGGTCAGGTGGTGGAATTCGACTGCCTGGCTCATCACTTGGCCGCCTTGCCGGTGGGTGCGTCGCCCTCGACCACAGCGAAGCGGTCGGTGAACACGTACCAGGCGTAGACGATCTCCAGTCGGAGCGCGATCTGGTTGTTGCGGCGCAGGTCGCCCTGCCCGTCCGGATCGCCGTAGGTGATGGTCTCCAACGGCAGATTGCGCTGCACGCCCCAATAGATGCCGTTCTTCCAGTCGCCGACGATCGCGCCGACCTTCGGCACCGTGTAGTCATCTCCGCCCGCGGGCGCGACGAACTCCGGGGCATTGACGGTGGTGGTCACCGATGCGGGAATGCCCTTGAACGAGTTCATGTTCACGCCGTAGCCCAGCTCCGGGTAGAGCGGGCGCTTCTGCGTGTCCTTCAGGGTGGCGAGGTCGAAGGCGTAGGAGCGGCTCATGGCGATGCCGTTTACGTCCCATCCTTCCTTGTCGTTGAGGATCAGCCCGATGGCGGTCTCGATGTCGGTGTCCGGACTGGCGGTGCGGGCCACGCGCTTGGTCGTCTTGTTCAGGTAGTTCGTCCAAGCCTTGATAGGCTTGCCGGTCAGCGGGTTGAGGCGGTAGAACAGGCCGAGGTCGAGCGCGCGGGAAAGCGCCTTGGCACCCTCGGAGGCGAGCTTGTTGATGACGCCGAGCTGGTAGTCGGAGTCGGCCCACTGCACCTCCTGGTTGAAGCGCATGGTGACCTGCGTCTTGTGGGGTGCGGTCTTGACCACTCCGAACGCGCCGGTGGTGCTGGACTTCTGCACGCCCTCGTCCACGAACTCCGCCTTCGGACGGTTCTCGAACGTGACGATGCTGGTCTCGCCGAAGCGCATCGCCTTCTGCTGGGAAAGCACGCCTACGGCGCTGCCGGACTGCACCTGGTCGACGATGCCGTCCGCGATCTGGTTGGGCATGGCGGCGATGCCGCCTGCACCGAAAATAGCCATGATATTGGCTCCTTACTGTGAAATGGTTGGTTGCTAGTTGGAGAACACGTTGGAGGCGAACTGCAGCAGGTCGTTCGGCGCCACGTCCGGCTGCTTGCCGGGGTTCTTGACCTCGGGGAGCTTCCTGCCGGTCTGAGCGGCCACGTATTCGCTGATGGACTTCGCGTTGGCCTGCATCTCCTCCAACGTGGAGCCGGTGATGAGGTTCGCGGGCAGTCCGGTTTCGGAGGCGACCTGCGAACGCCATGCGTTCGACTGCTTCTCCGCCTTGAGCTCTTCGAGCTCCTTCTGGAGCTTCGCGGTCTTGGCGGCGGCCTTCTCCGCGTCGCTCATCTGCGACTGCTTGAGCTGTTCCAGCTCGTCGGCGGCGGTCTTGTTGGCCTTGGCACGCTTCTCCCACTCGCGTGAATGGGCGATGGCCTCCTCGTATTTGGCCTTGTAGTCGATGTCCTGCGATTCGCCGTTCGGCTCCTGTCCGGACTGTTGGTTTTCGGCCATGATTGTTCTCCTTATGGGTTGACGGGCCCTTTTCGGGCATAAAAAAACCACCCGTGCGGGTGGTCACAAAAAAATGTCGCTCTCGCTTAAATGAGAACGTCTCCGGGGAAATCCGTCCATGGGCGCGGTTTGCCGATATCGAGCCAATGCTGGATATCGGCTTTCAGCTTTTCGTCATCGTCCGGATATGATTCGCCGAAGTGGAAATAGATATCGTGGAATCTGCGGGCGTACTCGTCGAGCAGCGCATCGACTTCGTCACTCCAGGGCTTTGCCATTCAGCGCCTCCTTGACCATCCCGTTGAACATTTTCGTGGCGTTGGGGAAATACTTCTCCATTATCTCCCATGAATGCTCATCGGTTATCTGCGCCGCCATCATCTCGGCGAACGCTTCGGCCTCCTGGTTCCCGCTGGATTGGAAATACCCTTTTCTGTGCCCGAAACGGGAAAGCAGATAGGCGTAGTCGTCTCCTTGGCTTCCAAGGCCGGCCTGGAACATGTCGTGGATGGAGTGGTCCCCTTTCTTTCCGAGGTCCGCGGCGACGTCCATATAGAGTTGCCCAAGTGCGGCCTCTCGTCTGGCCTTGAGGCTGCCTCCCTGGACTTTCGCCAGACGCTCGTTGAAGGCTTGGCGCGCATCGGTGCTGAGCATGAGGGCGAAGGACTGCCCTTCGCGTGACAGCGCGGAGAAATACATCTGGGCCTTATCGTCGCCAAGTATCCAATCCAGCATGTGGGAGCATTCATGGACAAGGGTGTTGTATGGCGGGTGGCCCGGCTGGTGTTTTCCTACGGCGGCGAGATTCAGATATATGCCGCCATCCGAGGGGCTGAAATGGGCTTCGGTGTCATTGGGCAGTTTCGTGTCGAGTATCCTGTACTCGTTCGTGCCTCTGGAGAAGAGCTCGGCCGTGTCGTGATGCTTGGAATCGTTAAGCAGCTTGTTCAACGCCGAAACATGCCGCGAACCTATGGTCGCGGCAAAATCCGACTCCTTGGCGACACTGATTTTGTACGGCGCAAACGAGTCGTTGTACCGGCCGGGCTGGGATTTCATGGCCGTGAGGATTTCCTTGAGCGTGGGCTGTTCGGATTCCATGGAATCACGGGCCTCGAGATACTCCCTGTACAGCCCGTCCGGGTCGTAGCCCTCGATTTTGGGGTTCTTCCTGTCCCAGCTCGGAATGATCTCGCAGTCGCAATCCTTATGATATTGGCCGAGCGCCCCGGCCTTGTCCTCGCTAGCGTAAACAAAGCCACGGGAGGCGAGCATGGCGCAGAACGCGCACGTCTTCGCACCGGACGGTACTCGTGCGTACCGGGGCTTCGACGGGTCGTGTTTGGAGGCGCGCATGATGGTCTCGCGACCACCGGCCTTTACCCAGCTGTCCATGCTGGCGTGCAGCCCGCGTTTTGCGGCGTCGTAATCGGGGCCGCGGCCGTTTTTTTCGTCGTCCCAAAGGTGGCCGGCGAGACGACGCACCGTCTTCCTCATCGGCACATCATCCGGGTCGTAGCGGCTGTCTACCGTGTAGTCGTCGTCTATGATCCACTTGTGGCGCACCTTCTCATACCATTCGGCGGCGGCCACGCTGTCGATGTTGCCGTATTTGCGGGCTATGGCGGGCACGAGCTCCAGCAGGGCGTCGCGCTGGTCGGCGGGATCGTCATACATGTTGATGACGGTCTCGAACACCTTGTCAAGCTCGCTCTGAGCCTGGGCCACCACCGACTGGTTCGCTTGGCTGAGTTTGTCCACTTGGTTGCGGCTGGGCGTTCGGCTGCTGCTGTCTGTCATCGACGCCTCCGTTCACCAATCGGTCGAGCACGCTGCCGGCCTTGTTCGCATTGACGGCATTCATGATCTGTGTCACATCGCTTTGGGGGAATCCGGCGTACCGCCAGCCGACCTCGGATTCGGCGAACGCCGGCTGCACGCCGGCTATCTTCGAGAACGAGTCGGCGCGGGCCGCGTCCGACACCTCGCGGGTCGGTGCCCATACCGGGGTGATGCGCGCGAGCTCGGTGGAATCCAAGTCCAGCGCCATGCCCACCGCGTCCTTCAGGGCGCGGGAGAACAGCCGGTTCTGACGGTCAGCCTCGCGGCTGAGCTTGCGTTCCGCGGCGGCCATGGCCTCGGCGGATGCGGGATTGTCCATCGTGATGCCCAGATCGTTGACGGGCACGTTCGTCTCGGAGGCCACCAGCATGGCGATGGTCTTGAGCATGTCCGAATGCGGTTGCATCGAGGCCTGTTGCACCTGCTGCAGGGTGGGCACGTCGCCGTCCTCGTCCTTGCTGATCGCGTTGATGGCGCTTATCAGGCTCTTCCACGTGTTTTCACTGAAGGCGTCGCGGTCGGCTCCGAGGAACCAGAGTTTCGGGGCCGCATAGAATTCGGCGTTCGCCTCCATTCGAAGCATGGTGCGCACGCCGATATCGGTCAGGGACATCAACGGGCGCGTGATGCGCGAACGGCCGAACGGTCGGTTCAATTGCGGGTCGTAGCACAGGGAGACCACCGTGGGCCTGCCGTAATTCGTGTCCTGGCGTTCCGCGGACCACTTGCCCATACTGTTCGAGCACACGTAGACGCGGTTCGGCAGCCACACGTTGAAACCGGTGATGACGCCATGCTCGTCGGCGTCGGTGATGGTCAGCGCGTATCCGATCCGGTTGTTGACCGAATCCCATATGGCCGCCGACCAATCCGCCGAACGGGGAATGATGGTCACCCCGCCAATGGTGCGGCTGATGGTGAGGAATGCGCATGAATGCGTGTAGGCGCTCACCACCGCCTGCGAGACGACGGTGTCCAGGGCGTTCGACTCGAACACGCCGGACACGTCGGCAGCCAAGCCCTCATCAGAGCCTCCGTCGACGCTGAAGCCCTCGAACGCGCTCAGGTCGGCGAGCATGCGCACGGCCTTGGCCGGCCAGCCAATCATCACGGACACGTTCGACCTGATCTTGTCGGGAATGCTGATGCCGAAATCCTTGACCCGTTCGTGCGCCGAATAGTAAAGCGAGCGGAGAATATTGCCGTTCTGCTTCTGCAACCACACCCGCAGCAGACGCTCGATGATGTCCCAATCAGCCTCATCGATGCCTTTTATAGCTCGAATGGAGGGAAGGGATTCGCTGGCGAGGAACGGTTTGCCGCCTGCGGCGGTCACGATTTCACTGCTGACCATCAGACCATCACCCTCTGCTTCCTGCCCGGTTTGCGTTTGCTGACGAATGCCCCGTGCAATGCGACCGTGCATGCCTGCAACGGCGAAATGTCGATGTCGGAGCCTTTCTTGTTCCACGCCTTCAGCCCGTTGGGGCCGATGTCACGCAACGTGACGCCATGCGCGGCCATGGACAGTTGCGGCTGGTGCTCCGCGTCCAAATGCTGCAGGGTTCCGGCGTGGATCATGTCGAGCACCCTTCCGGTCGCGGCACCCAGGTCACGTGACTGGGTGACGATCACTTTGATGTGTCGTTTCTGCAGGTCGGGCAAAAGGCTCATGGCCGGCGACTGCGCATCGATGACCACCGCAGATGTTTTATGCCAGCGTTCCGCCAGCCAGTCCACCGCCCACGCGGTACCCGACTGTTTCGCGTCACGGTATTCCTGCAGATTGATGAGCGCGGTGCCGTCATCGTGGCGCACGGCCATGCCGACGGCCAACGCGCTGCGGTCGGGCGGCATATCCAAACCGAACGCGAGCCGGCCGTCCAAGTCCGGCTGCTCGATGTTGCCGGCCTCCCACTGCTGCGGGTCTATGGCCGAAATGCTGTTTTCCGCATCCCAGATGCCCAAACCCTCGCGGCGGAAGCTGTCATCGTCGCCGAGCAGCTTGCGCATGCGCAGGATAGCGGTCTCGGACGTGCGCTTCGGGAAACTCGGGTTCGCCTTCGCCCACTGTTCGCGGTCGTCGGGATCGCAGTCGGGGTCGGCGCTGAATTCCACGTACAGCATGCCGTCCGTGTGTTTGAGCCCGTCACGCCTTTTGTCGGCGAATGTTTCCGACGGGTCGCCGGGCTGCGGGGGAGTGCCCATGAACACGATCAGCGGATTAGGGCTCACGTTCGTGGCCGGGATCATGTCGTTCAACGCCTTGACGGTGAGGATCTGCGCCTCGTCGAAGATCTCCACGTCCACCGCGTCGAAGCCGCGGCCGAAGCCCTGCTCGCGGGCTCCGAACATGATACGGCTGCCATTGCGAAACGCTATCTCCTGCTGGCCGTTCGCACGCCGGATATGCTCCACATGCCCGGCCATCAATTTGTTTTGTGCGAAGCCGCACATCGACTGGAACGTCTCATCGGAGGTTCTGGTGCGGTGCGCGGTCCACAGCACCTTGAGGTTGGGTTGCATGGCGCACAGGAGGAACACGGCGGAGCCGATGGTGAACGTCTTGCCCACCTGACGGCATATCGATATGACAGTGCCGCCCTCGCCGCACGCATACAGGCCGTTCTCACGCTTGCCGAGCATGAGATACAGCAGTCCCTGCTGCCATAGGTCGTAGGTGATGCCCATGCGCGTGGCCGCACGCCGCAATTTCGGGAAATCGCTGGAGACGATGCCTGACGGCTGGGAAAGCACTCGGGCGAGCTCAGACAATCGACGCTCCGACATCATCCACCTCGCTTGATTCCACGGACTCGTCGCCGAACAGGTCATTGCCGCCGGACTGGGCTTCAAGCTCACGGCATACCGTGATGTACTGTCGGGATAACGCCGGCAGATCGGATGTGCGGGTGTCGGGATCGTCCAACGCCTTCTTCAGCACGTCGCGCGTGTGGCGCAGCACATCTTCCATCGGCTCGTCCATCATCCGCTCGAGCTCACGGTTCGTCGGCAAAGGCGCGGGCTTCGCTTTCACCTTCGGTTTTGGTTCAATAGGCCTGTTGCCGGCCTTCCTCTGCCGGTACGCCTTCTGCTTGCATTTCGAAGAACAGTATTCGGCACCCTCTCGCGCGTCCTTGGGCAGCGGGGAGCCGCACACCGTGCAAATCCTCGCCATAACGCCTCCTAAAAATCGTTGCCGATGCCGTAACGCGTTACCGTTACCGAAACCGTGGGGAGATATCGGCTCTATGCGCCGGGGGGTACCGCAACGGGACGGGAGGATGGTCTGCCCTGGGTCACACGTCGAGCCGCGTGAACGGGATCGATGTAGGTCGCGCTTGCATGTTCCTGCCTTTGCCGTTGAGGATGTTGGCTACCTCTTTGCGAGCCCATTCGAGCGAATGAACGCCTTTGATTTGGTTGCACCATCGGTGTGCGGCTCCGCTGTTGTTGTAGGTGAGCGTGCCGCCTCGTGCGATTGGGATTGTTTCGTCGAGCACGTAGCTCCACGGGTCAGGTGACTTCAGTGTGTAGTCGATTGGTCTGCCGCAAATGTAGCAGCATGTGTTGGCGGCTTTGACCCGCGCCCTGTTCTGCCTGCGCCTGTGCCCGTTGCGTTGTCGTGGATTGTATCCGTTGCGGCTCATGGTGTGCCCTCGCAGAGGCGTTGCCATGTGTCGGTAAAGGCTTGGGCGGAGGCCGTGATGACGGGTGTGAGGTCGTCCACGATGATGTGCCCGTCGGGGGTGGTGCGCGTCGGTACGGTGAGGTACTCGATTTCGCCGAGCACATGCCCCTGGGCGTCTGTGATTTGGAGGTTGATTGTCGGCTGGCTGGGCATTGCGATCACCTCGAGGCTATGGAATTTGCAATAAGGGACGGTAACTAGGATTTCATATACATCCACTACCTAAGGAGGTGAATATGAAGAAGAAGATTCGTGATCTGGTTTATGCGGATCTCGGACGCGAGGTTTCCTACGACGGGCCGGGCAGAAGTCATGTCGTTGGGGTGCTTGAGCATTTCGAGTTCACGCTGTCACAGCAGGATTCGACGATATGGGTCGGTTCGACTCCGGGTGAAGCCGGGGATTCGTTGACATCCCGTGTCGGGTTGGATGATGATATCGACATTCAGTGACGGTCGCAGGTCAGTTCTTTTTTCAGTTGTATGACCTGCATTTCCAAGACGTGGATGCGTGTTTCGAGCTTTTCGATTCGCGTATCCACGTCTTTTTCGTTTTTATGCATGATGTTCTCCGATGTGTGGGACGTGTTTGGTGGCTTGGGCGAGATTCGAATTCGCGGCAACCCGAGCTTTGCGCTCTGTTGTGATTGCGCCCTAGCAGTCGCTGCTATGGCCGGTTAGGCCTCTACCGTACGCAAGCCGTGGCATGCGCGGTTGGCTTCGATCCAACGACCTGCGGTTTTGGAGACCGCTGCTCTACCTGCTGAGCTACGCGCATAGGTGGGTATGAGTAAAGCCCCTGAGATGTATGTCCCAGAGGCTTTCGCACTTATCCTGATACGGAGTATACCACGGGGTGGCAACAGCCTACTGCCGGCTGGAATATGCCATTGCCATGCTGACTATCTCCCTGATGCTGAATTCGTAGTATCCGCCTTCTATTGGCTTGCTGCTGGGGAGTTTGCCCCGGCGTATCCACATGATGATTACTTTGCGGCTGACCTCGTATCCGTAGTTGTCCTTGAGCCACTGGCTCATGCCCGCAGGGGTCTTGGTCAGGTGGATTGCCTCGGCCTTGTCTCGGCTCTGCTCGCGCAGCTCGACCACGTTGATTGGGTTGCCGCATTTGCATAGTCGCAGTGATTCGCCTTTCGCGGCCATGACCTCGCGTCCGCATTCGGGGCAGACGCCGATTATCCGGCGCGTGCGTGGCCTGCGGTCCACGAGCGGTTCGATGCGCTCGCAGGTGTGGATGAGCCATGTCAGCCAATGTCCCGAACGGCTGGCGCGGCATAGGTCGGGCAGTCGTCGTGGCGAGTCCCTGAGCAGGGTCTGACATCTCGGACGGCTTTCCACGCCGGTTTCGTTCCACATGTCCTGCAAGCCGTCCTCGATCTGGTCGAGCATGTCCTGCGCGTGGAGGTTGATGGGCGCGGGCGCCGCGCCTCCTTGCGGTTTGCCGCCCGCTCCGGGTTCTCCGAGCTTGTAGGCGTGACGGGACACCTGTTGCAGGAGCATCATGTCGCGGCGGAGCCGGTGGAGCGTTTTCGCGTAGACGCGGCGGCAGTCCCGGCAGAGCGTCCATGGTGCCTCGACCTGTCGGCTGCCGCAGTATTGGCATGGTTCGGTGGTGATGAACATTATGTTGAAACCCTCCACGTTCCGGCTATGATGGTGCTTTGGTGAGCGTGCCCTCCGCCTGTTGGTGGAGGGTTTCGTTTTGTCTTTCGTTGGATTCAGTGTTTTTACGCTGAATTCAGTCATGTATTCGCGTGTGTTTATCGGTATTTTTCAGACCAGTGGTTCGATGAATTCCGGTGTCCACGCGTCCGCGCGTGATTTCGGCGGTTCGGGATGCTCGATCACGTACAGCACCTCGCTCAACGGCAAACCGAGGAGTTTCGCCGTGTACTCGGGTGTCGCGGCCTTGCCTTTATGCCATTTGAGTATCATCTCACGCTGGTTGTTCGTCGCGCTCATGATTCCTCCTTGAGTGTGGTGACATATTCGATGGCCTTGCGCTCACGTTTCGCGTACCTCCCGCACTTGCGTTTGAGACGTTTGAGGCTCATGGCGTATATGTAGGCTCTGAAGTCGCCGTCCTCGGTGATTCTGGCCTCGTACCGGCTTAGGGTTGATGCCATGAATTGCGCGGTCAGATGGTTGGTAAGCTGTACTCCGTTCATCCCTCCACCTCGATTTCCTCGCCGTACTCGCCGTAGAGTTGGTCTGCCGCATCCTTGGTCGTGTAGAGGCATTTCGCGGGAGCGTGTTCGTAGTCGTAGATGGCGGCTGCGACGACCTCTCGAAACTCCTCACGGGTGAATATCTTCGCCTTATAGCTCATCGTCTGCCTCCATCGGGTAATTGATGTCCTCAAGCGAGTACGCGGGATAGGTCCGCTTCACGCGTCCGAACGGTTTCTGCGTCTCCGGGCCTCTGAACGGTGGCTCATATTCCCACCATTCGCTGCCGTCGTATTCTTCGCGGCGCAGGAACCCGCCATCCGTGAACACCACGACCAGATCGGCGGCTATCTCCTGACCGCCGTATCCGTCGTCGTAATCGATGTCGAGCACCTTTTCGGCCTGACTCCACGGAATTCCCAGCTTCCCGTCGCGGGAGCCGACGAATCGAACGTCATCGGTCGAATGCCCGCTTTGTGATATCGCATCCTTGGTTTCACCTAAAAGATTCATTCTTCCGCTGCCTTTCCTTGCATTGCCTTGACTGCGAGTCGCATGGCGTCGTAGTATTCGGCCCTCAACGCGCAGTCAGAATCCCATTGAGGGTAAGAGTCGGGCTTCAACGCCTCGTAGAACGCTTTCGCCCCGGCTTCGATTTCCTCGTCCGTGTGCTGGCGTGAGGCTCCGGCGATATACGCCTCCTGCATGAGCGTGTTGCTCTTGTACACGTGTTCCGCCTTGCTGCTGATGATGCTCATGCTTCCACCACCTTGGCCGGACGGAACGGAGCTTGAGTGGTCACGTGCTTGCTGTTGAGGCCCGACCACACAGGACCGGTGACGGGGGATTCCGGGTCACCGATAAGCAAAGCGACCAACTTCGAATCGTCCATGCCGGAGATGGCGACGCTCCACAAGGCATTGTCCTTATCCCACCACAGTCCGTCATGGTCGGGCAGCTTCGGTTTCCGGCGCAGGGCGTAGGCGAAATACTTACGTTGGATGATGTGGCTGAACCCATCCCCGTCTACATACACTTCCCTCGATTCGTAGACGGAGCGAGCCTGGTACTTGTTACCGCTCAACGTAAAGACCTCATCGCCCTCGCGCACGTCTTCGATGTTGTCGATGCGCTCATACTCGGGGTCATCCAACAATTCAATGGACAGGACTTCAGTATATGGCTTGAAAGGCGCTGCCGGATGGGTGGCAGGAGAAAGGCTGGTGCAATGGCGGAGATTGCCGAATACGTTGATCGTACTGGTCATTGTGTCGCCGTCAGCCCACGTTACCTTGACACGCAGGCCTTTCAGCTCCTTGCAGGTCTTGCCCTCCCAGAATGGTTTCTCACTCATTGGTGTTCTCCTTCTTTTTGTTCGCTTCGAACGCATCCAACAGGTCGAATTCGGCGAGCATGAGATGCGCCTGGGCACGGGTCATTGATCTCAGCGTCTGCGAGTCGTTGCCGGCCATCCAGCCGAGAGAGCCCACTTTCTCCTCGAGCGTGTCGGTCTGCTTCGCTAAGACGCGCAATCGTTCGTCAAGCAGTGAGGTCATTTGGTTTCCTCCGTTTCGTCGTTGATGCTGATGATGTACAGGGCGCATTCCAGATTGACGGCCCACACTTTGATGCTGTTCATTTCGGAGACTCCCTTCAGCCGGCGAGCGCCGGCGTTGTTTCTTATGGTTGTTTCTTATGGTTGGTTGTTTTTCTGGTTGTTTTATTGGTTTTCGTTGTGCATGGGGCAGTAGAGGTGGCTTCGTTGTATGCCTTTGTTGCCTTCTTGCCAGCCGTGTTGGAGTGCGGTTTTGATGGCGGTGTCTGTGTCGTGGACGTCGAGCCATTCGGTGTCCATGTCGGGGCCGGTGTAGTCGCCGTCTGCGGTGATGTCTCCGGTGTCCCGGTTTTCTCGGAATTCGAGGCTGTTGTCGCAGCCGATGGCGTCGCAGTGGATTTCCCAGACGTGTTCTTCGATGGTTTCGATGATGCGTGTGGTGTCCGTGTAGGTTTTGACGCTCATGCTTGTTCCTTCGCTCGTTTCTTGCGTTCGTAGCGGCGTTTCATCGCCCGGAATTCGTCGGGATGCTCCTGTTGCCATCGGTGTTGGTAGTCGTTGACCCGTTTGCGGTATGCGGGGTCGTGTTTGCGTCTCCATTTGAGCCAGCAGTTGATGCATAGACCGTCCATGCGGATATACCGGCGAGCGCCGCTGATGTCGCAGATGATGCAATGTTTGTCGTCGGTTTCGTCTGCGGGTCGGAGGTGGTGGGGTTCGAGGTTCAACCGGCATCGGTGGATGTACTCGTCCAGGTCGTTCATGGTTTCGTCTTCCCCTCGCCTTGCTTCGTCTTCCTTCGTCTCAGGTTCTCCTTGCATTGGCTGCAGAGGATCGCGGTGCCGGCGTGCGGCCTGCATTCCTTGCCGCAGTTGGTGCAGTGCAATGGGTGTTTGGCGGGTGTGGAGGATGATCGTATCGACCCGGTTTCGGCTATCGATGTGAGCGCCCAATCCAATTGGTCGAGGTCACGGGTCTTGCATGCGTGGCATACCGCGCCCGCCTTCATGTTCGACAATCCCGTGCCGGCGAGTGATTCCCACAACGCCCAGACGGCCGTGTACAGGTCCTCGCCGCCCTTGAGCCTCGCGTAGAGCGGGCTGGCCAGTATCATCCGGGCCGCTTCCATGTGCGACCTGGCGTCCGCCTTCATGCGTTGGCGTTGCTTCTCGTTCGTCTGTTCGAACGTCATGCTTCCCCTCCCTTAGCCGGCGAGCGCCGGCTTGTTTCCGTGTCGGTTTGCTTGCGTGTGTTATCTGGGGTTGCCGTCCCTGTCGCAGAGCGTGTATCCGCCCTGGTTGTCGAGGAGCAGCCAGCCTTGGTGCGCGTCCCATACGGGGACGGTTTCGGGATGGTCTTCGCCCATGCTGACTATCCACCCGTATTCCATCGCCGTTTTGGGATGGTTGTGTACCCATCCGTGGCAGCCGGTGGTGCCGGAGCCGCATAAATGGATGAGGTTGGCTGGCAGATGCAGGCCGGGGAACGGGTGGCTTCTCATGTGCCGGTGGTGGAGGCTGTGGCCGCTCCAGATGTGGTCCAATTCGTTGCCGCATCGCAGGCACCGGTAGTGGTCTCGTCTGGCGGTCAGCCTGTGTGTTTCCCGTGTGGGGTTGGTGCGGCTCATTTGACGAGGTCCAGCCATTCGATGTATTCGCTGATGTTCGTGTCCAGGCAGTCCGTCACACGATGCGGTTTCGTCTGCGTGTAATGCTCGTACGGGTCTGCTCCCAACGCGGTTTGGGTCAACCGGATGGCGGTCATGTCCAACGCGCGGTAGGAGAGCAGTCGGTGGAAACGCCCCCACTGGTCCTCGGCGAACAGGTAATGCTCCAGGAACGGCAGGTCGAAGCCCATCATGTTCGTGCCCGCCGGATGCAGCACATGCGTTTCCGCCATCGACTGGGTGAAATCGATGACGGCGAGCGCCACACGCGCCGTGGAGCATAGTTCGGGGCTTGCGTCGATGACCTCGTCGATGAGCCCGTTCGTCTCATGCATCCGATGCGCGTAGGCGAAACTCCTGTCAGTGGGCAGTACGCCGGGCTTGATTATCGACTCGTAACGCGCGTACTCGGTTTTCGCGTCCATGCTCGTGCGCCTCAAGCCGATTTCCAGCATCAGGTCGTGGCGCGGATCCGTTCCCGTGGTCTCGATGTCCACCCACAAGAGGGCTTCGGTTTTCCTGGTCATGCGATTTCCTCCAAATCGTCCTTCATGAGTCCCAAGGCGGCGAGCGCCTCGGTTTCGGTTTTTCCTTGGTTGAGCAGTTCCGCCGCTTGCAATGCCAGCGGGTCGTTGTCCGGCGCGTCACGGTTCAGCAGGTTGAGCACGTGCGTGCACCCGTAGCTGTGCCGGTGGGGTTTCCGGGGTGGCGGCGTGGGATGGGCGAAGCCGCCTGCGAGCGCCGGCGTGGTCTGGCTGGTGTTGCCGAGGCCGAGTTCCCTGCCGCGTCTCAGCCAGTTGCGGAACGCCGCCGCCGGGTCGGCCGGCAGATGGCCTCCGGCTATCGCATGGTCGCGGAACTTGGCGAGTTCGGCGTCCAGGTCGAGTCCGATTTCGTCTGCGAGCTGGCGGTGCGACTGGTCGGGGGTGAGGTTGGCGAGCGCTTGGAGTCGTGTGGTGTCGGGTTTTTCGGTTTTGCTGGCGCGCGTACTCTCTCTTGACGGTTCTATTGACGGTTCCTGTGACGGTTTGGGTGAAGTGGGTTTCACCCCTGAAACGAAGTGGGTTTCACCCGTGGGGTGAAGTGGGTTGCACCCCTCGGGTGAAGTGGGTTTCACCCGTGGGGTGAAGCCCGTTTCACCGGTGCAACCTGTTTCGGGGGTGCAATGGGTTTCACCCCTCTCAACCGTTGCTTCCACTGGGGTTTCGCCCTTTTTGGCCTTCGGAAACAGCTTGTAGACGACCGGTCGGCGTCCCTTCGCGTATTTGGCCACGAGTTTCTGGTCGCCCTTGCGGATCAGACGCATCTGTTCGAGCTTCCTCAACAGCAGTTGGATGCTGCGTTCGCTCTTCTCCGTCTCCTCCGCCATGGTCTTCACGCTCGGCCACGCCATGCCCTCGTCGTTCGCGTAATCCGCGAGCACGATAAGCAGCAGTTTCGCCGTGCTGTCCCCATGCAATCGGGTCTTCTTGGCCTTCGCCACCAGTTCGATGCTCACGGCTCCGCCCTCCTGATCTCCACATCGGTCACATGGCACGAATCGTCCAGCAGGGCCAGCATGTCCGAGAGCAGCATCGGCGTGACCCCCCGCACCCACCTCGGCGCGTCATCGCCGTTGCGCACCCTGATAACCACTTTCGTGTTCACTGCTCCAGCCCCTTCCTCTCCGCGTCCGACACCGCGTAGCCGGCCGATTCCAGCACCTCGTAGTAGGCGTTCAAACCCTTGAGGTCGCACTGGTAGGCCTCACGGTCCCACGTGTCCGCGTCTATCGCGCCCTCCCTGCGGGCCAGCAGGAGCAACAGAAGCTCCACGCCCCGACGGGAGGGAACCGACTGGCGGCGGCGCAGCTCCAGGGCGTTCTCCGCCACGTTGAGCGTGTACACGCCATGCTCCGGGTCCTTGTCCACTACCGGCAACGGTCTGGCGAACAGGGAGTACGCCTTGACCACGCGGGTCCACCCGTTCGAGTCCAGGCTCGTGCCTCTCATCGAATCGCCGGCACCCATCAGCTCCAACAGGGTCAGGCGTTCCGTCATGTCGCGCAGCGCGTCCGCCTTCAACACGGGAACGGTTGTTCGGATCCATTCGCAGCGCAGTTCGGCCGACGCCTGGGCGAGCTCCCTGACCTTGTGGCGGCGCTCCCGTTCCATCCAGCGTTTCGCTTCGGCCTTCCCGTCTTCCCTCTCCTCGGCTGTCTTCTTCGCCGGCGTGTAGGCCACGACGCTTCCCTCGTCGTCGAAGATGCGGATGACCGCGCCGGGGTGCTTCCCCTCGGCCTGCCAGTCCTTCCACTGCTTGGAGAACGGGCCGGGATAATCCTGGGCGAGACGCCGCTGCCTCTCGTAGCCTGTCGGGTTCGCCAACATGTTCTCCGGTTTGAGGTTGTCGGGCAGCATGGGCAGATTGTTGGATTCGGCCCACAGGCGCGCGGCCTCCACCCATTCGCGCCGGTCTCGTTCGCGGCGCAGCTGGTTGCGCTGCCATTCGAAATCATTGGAACCGGCCTTGGCGGCGAGCCTGGCCTGCGCCTTCTCGTCGCCGTCGAATTCCGCGATGTCCTCCAACTCGGAGAGCGACAGTTGCGCGAACGCGGGCGACGCCTCGCGCACCGATCGGGGGATGGACGCTATCTTCAGCCGGCCGCGCACCAGTCTCATGCTGCGCCCGGTGCGTTCGGCCATCTCCTTGACCTTCACACCCAAGTCCAGGAGCCCCTGATAGCCGTCGGCCTCCTCCAACGGGGTCAGGTCCACGCGCTGCGTGTTCTCCACGAGCATCAGCTCGCGTTCCTCGCGCGCCGTCATCCCCTCCACGCGGCACGGCACCATGTCCAGGCCGGCGAGCCTGGCGGCCGCGAGCCTGCGATGCCCGATGACCACGCGGTACATGGGCCTGCCGTCCCGGTCGCCGGACGGGGTGACCAGCAGTTCCTGTTTGATGCCCTGCGCCTTGATGCTGTCCGCCAGCTCCCTTACGTCGCCCACGTCCCTGCGCGGATTATGCGGGTTCGGCGTCAACTGGGAGACGGGAATGTCCACTATGGATATCGACATGAAAATCCTCCTTTAGAATTCCGGGTCGTCCGGCCCATCGGCCGGAGGAGCGGGCTGGTCTGAGGACCACGGATCCTGCTCCGGCGATTGCGGTTGTTGCGGTTGGCCGAACGGGTCGTTGGCGGCTGGTTGCGGCGCGTCCTGCTGCCAGCCCGACTGTTGCGGATTGCCGTACGTGGAGCCGCCCGAATACGACTGCTGACCCTGTTGGTTGTTTTGGAGGCCGTTGGGCTTGGACTGCTTGGCCACTGCCGCGACCGCGTAACGCAGGCTCGGGCCTATCTCGTCCACCTGCAGTTCCACGATCGTGCGGTTCGACCCGTCCTGCGCCTGGTAGGAGCGCTGTTGCAGACGGCCCGTCACGATCACGCGCACGCCCTTCTTCAACGATTGGGCGATGTGGGCGGCGAGGTCGCGCCATGCGCTGCAGCGCATGAACAGGGCCTGACCGTCCTCGTACTGGTTCGTCTGACGGTTCCACACGCGCGGCGTGGAAGCAACCGTGAAATTCGCGACCGTCGCCCCGGTGCCGATCGTGCGGATTTCCGGGTCCGCCGTCAGGTTGCCCACAATGGTGAGCGTCGTCTCTCCGGCCATCACCTACTCCTTCTGAAATGTTTCTTGTCTGCGTATTCCACGACCGCCGAGACCCTGCGCGACGGCCGGTCGACCGTGATGACACCCGGCTTCGGCACCAGATAGATGCGGGGGTTACGCATGTCCGTGTTCAAATCAGCCAGACGCTCATAGAATTCCTCTATGAGCTCGCCGGGCGTCATGCGCATCCCCTCGTCCGTTATGGGCGCGGTCAACGTTGCCGTGCCCATAACGGCGTCTCCGGCGTTAACGTGAGCCCGGCCTCGTGGATGCTCGGTCCGATGAGGCTCGCCAGCGATTGCCGGGTGGGATATGCGGTCAGGATGTCAAGGTTGGTGAGCAGCCGATCCGCGACCGCAAGCCACATGTCGTTCGGCACGTCAGGCGTAGAGGCGCTGCTTGCGCGTCTGCTTGTTGATGCGGTCAAAACGGGCCACCTCCTCGACCTCGAAGCCCAGCACCTGCATGGTGTCGGGGTCGGTGACCGGCGTCGGCCCCCAGCCTCGCGTGAGCTTGTTCTGGATGGTCTTCTTCGCCTTCCCGTAATGTTCGGCGAGTTGTTCCACCGTCATCAGGTTTGGTATCGGCGCACTCATTGGGGTATCCTTTCCAGTGGAGTTTCTTTCCGCCCCAGTAGCCGCTGGGGCTTTTCTTTTTTGCGTAACCTTGCGGTCGTGGACGGCGATGGAATCGCACCATCTCCCGGCCGTTGCCCACGGGTGACGAGTCCCGTGAATCTTGGCCGGGGGCAACTTGCAGCCGCCCTTATGGCGGACGACGGAAGAACAGGAAAAACGTCGTCCACCGGCCCAAGAAAACCGACACCGTATCTGTCAGTTGTTTTTTCAGTTATCAACGAGGGTTATTCGGTTTTCCTTCCGCTTGGCCGGCCGGTTTTCTACGCCGTCCGGCAAGACTTATTCGATGCCCGCCTCGCTCAACACCAGTGCGATCAGTCTGAGTGGAACGAACCCGAAGCCCATGAGCGCGGCCAAACCGTTGCCGATGGGATGCGCGCAACCCGCATGGCTTAGAATCCAGCCGACGCAGAAGGCGAGCACGACGGCGCAAACCACTAGCCCGCGCATGAATCTGCGTGACGGGCCACCATCGGCCTTCCGGTAGCCACCCGCGTGGTGGCCATACTCTTTGGCGTTCATGTTTTTCTCTTTCCGTATAAGGTCCCTCCGCCGGTAGGCTTGGAACTGCGACATTCAAAACACGGCCAACGGAGGGAAGAATGATTAATTGGGGAACGTTCATGATGGAGGTGAGCAAGACCCCGTCAGTGCTGATCGGATTGGTGTTCACCGCGATAACGATCTGTCTGACGATCTTCAACCTCTGGTGGTCGATGAGAAACAGAGTTGAAGCGGAGTGGACCGTAAGCGTCACGTCAACAGCGGACGTCATGATCGACCCGATACCGGTCGCGCAGGTACAGGCAGCGGGGAGCAGGATTCTGAAATCGAACACTACGATGGTGGTGATTGTGACGAACAGTGGTGATGGTCCAGCGTTCTCCGTGACGGCTGAGGGAATCAACATGAAGGGCATCGTCGTAAACGAATACGATTTTCCCGGACAGCAGTTCAAGCAGCTGGTGGTGCAGCAGAAGATCAACAGGGTGATGCCGGGAGAGCGTTTCTTCGTCGTCCTGGACATGATGAGCATTGTTTCGTCATGTGATTTCGGAGTGAAGGTGCTGTGGACCCCGCAGCCCACGCGATTGGGACGCGTGGTGTACAAGGAGTATCCAGTAATGCGTGACCCGTTGAAGGGATCAAGGCATATCCATACCACCACGCGGCCTTTGCTGCGCTGGTCTTCCCTGTTCTCGCATATGCCGAGACCATTCCGACGGTTGCTGCAGTTCGCGCATTGGATAAGACACGATGCCATGATGGACGTTCCCTCCTTCCTCAAGAAATTGGACGATATGCTGCCGGCCGATGACTATTCACCGAATGCTGGCGTTGATGAAGGCGCAGACCACGCAGATGATCGCGCAGACCCAAATGATTGAATTCGCATCCATCACTCCGCGTCCTTTCCGATGATTCGTTCCAACTGCGCGGCCTGTCGTTTGGCTTTGAGCCTCATCGCCTTCCGCTGAAGGCACAAGCGGTTCCACTTGTCCTTGGTCTCTATGGGGTTGCCGCCGCGTGCGATTTTGAGGCATTCCGGGCATTGGAGGAATGCCTCGCCGTCGCTTTTCCCGACCTTCGGGACGCAATGGCATGACGGGCATTCCTCCAACGGTTCCGCGATGATCTTCAACGCTTCCTCGACCTGCTGGTCCCACCGTTCGATGGCCTGCCGTTCGTCGGACGGCGAGAGCGGGTTGCCGCCGTAGTACCCGTATCCGCATTCCCCGCAACGGCAGCCCCAGCGTTCGAAGTCGTATCCGTATCCGCCTGACGTCCACGAATCCATCACCGCCTCGGCATGGCCGTTGCATAACGGACAGGGCAACGGTGTCGGCATCGGCCCCTCGGCCTGTCCGGACTGGCATGCCTGACGATTGTGCTTCCACCACACCATCACGCCACCTCCTTGCCAGCGAGCGCTATGAATGAGTCAGGGAGCATTGTCATCGGTTCAACACGCAGACAATCCGCATAAACGGCAATCTGACCAATGGAAATGGAGGCTTTCCCGCTGAGCTGTCGACGAAGGGTCACATAGGGTGTCCCTGATTGGTCGGAAAGCCACTTAACGGAGCGCTTCGCGGCTTCCAGCGCGGCTGCGATTTTATTTGCCACCTGTTTTGTGGTGCTTTCTTGATTAACCATATGGTTAATGTAAGCACCATTTGGATAGTTAGTCAAGTTAGTTTTTAATCAATATGGTTAATTTTCTTCCCGATATGTGTTATTCTTTATCCATGACCGAATATGGAGATCAATTTGCCGAAGCTATCGCAGAAGAGCTTCGAGCCCAAAAAGCCCGCATGGGGAAAACCAACGATGACATTGCAGAAGAAGTCGGGCTGAGTCCCGTCACCGTTCTTCGCTATCTAAAAGGACAAAGACAAATTCCCATCGATGTGTTTGGAGATCTATGCAAAGCGCTCGGAGCAAACGCCGCCGACATGACCCGCATCGCCTACGAGAAAGCGCAAACGGCATCGCGGATAGCGGAGACAAAACGTCTGGCACACAAGAGCGATGTCAGCCTTGCGGCTTACGGAGCAGAGGGAAAGGACTATTACATGAACCACGATGGAGAAACATCGGCATGAAACGCCTTATTCCGTTCGACACGCACATGAACTATGGCCCCATGCGCATGGCGATTTATTCGAGCGGAATAGATGTCACCGTAGAAAGCGACATCTTAGACAATATGTGGGGTTGCTACTCAGAAGCAAACCGCGTCATTCTCATAGACAGAAGACTTACATACACCGCAAAAAAATGCGTGCTCATACACGAACTCGTCCATTGGCTGCACGCCGACTACCAATGCGGAATGCACGAGCAACGTACCAGATTGGAGGCAGCGCGGCTCCTAGTAGATTCGCAAAAATACCGTCAAGCAGAACAAACATACGGAGGAGCGCCTTGGCTCATAGCCTCGGAGCTCGACCTGACCATACAAACCATCACCGATTATCAGCAATGCCTACATGACTTTGCAGTAATCACGCCTGAGAGGAGGTGTCTGATTGGAACACAAGCATGATGGAGTAATAAGGGCTGCCGTTCCCGTCGTTGGACAGTTTCTTTTCGACTCGGGCCAGTGCGTTCTGACCGGCGTGGCGCACCAGCTCTCCATAGACCATCTTCCGCGCGTCGAACTCAAACAGAGCCGCTCCGTCGTGGAAGATGCCGACATGCGGTTTGGCGTAGGAGCCCTTAGGCGTTGGAATCATGTCCAGGGACACCTCGATGTCAATGAAGCCCCTGCCGGACAACAGACTGTCCGCCATCGCGTTCGGTTTATAATCGCTGGCTTTAATGGAATCAACATCGTCCACGCTGTCCCATTTTCCGGCACCAATCATGGACGCTATGATCCGTTCGCTACGGCTTCTTCGTGTGGAGGGTGCGAGAGCCTTGATCGATTTGATGGTCGGTTCGTACCATTCATGCCAGACGCAGCTGATGGTGCGTGCGTGGACGTCATCAAGATAGGCGCAGAGCCTGTCATTCGGAATCACGCCGAACGGTGCGCCGTTGTAGGAAAGCACATAGCCGTTGCCGTTACCGCCTCCGAGGACATAGCCGAGATCCCTGTTTCCATGGAAAGGCACGTTCATCCTGCGTCGAATGATTTCAGCGGTGAATATCCTGTCTCGCGGAATATTCGCCACAACCGGCTCGTTGTAGTTGTAGACGAGGTATTCGACTGTTCCGGCAACATGGGACTCAGCTGGAGCGGGAATCGTGTCCGGCGATTTTCTTTGCACCGTGGACCCGTCAACTGGAGTGCGAGAGACGGCTGGATCACCTCCTCTCTTGTCGAAGCGATGTTTATATGCGAACATGCCGATAAAGATGAAGAACGCTGTGAAGATGAGCATAGGCCAAGCGCCGACAAAAACGAACAGCGCGCAGAACGCGCCCGCCGTATAGCACAGAACGGACAGAACTGTCATTATGACAGATTGCGCTGTGGTCTTCTTCGTCCCATGTTTACCCATACCTTGATTCTACGAGCCGGGGAGACGTATGCGTTAATCGCTTAGATAAAAATATTGCCCTGCCGGCGTTGCAGCGCCAACAGGGCGGTTGAAGAATCCAGCTAGTTCAAGAAAGGAGGACGCTTCGCCCACTATCCTACACGGGGCGAAGCATACCCGAAATGTCAGATTTACCCAAATACAGGAGGGGTGACAGGCTTGGGAACGCAGAACAATCGTTCCGCAGCATGCTCATCGTCTCCGTCAAGAGTCACGCGCCACGAATAATTCCCCGGCGCGAGTGCGAGTCCGTTGGAGAAATCCAGTGTTCCGAGACTGACCGCACCGATATGGTTCCTTTGGTCGAGGGGGAGTCCAGCAAGGCCCGCATCAATCGTCATGATGTTCGCGATACGCAAGGATTGGGGCATCGGACCGGCAACCTCGACGACGTCTCCCTTCTCGTCACGCAGGGAGTATTCGACGGCCACCTCGCACGGGCATATATCCGCCGGCACGTGTATCTCCGTGAACACGGTGAATCGCGGCGTCATGCCATTGGGCGTGAGTGGGAAGATATTGGCGCCGGAGCCAAGAACATTCCCCATACCGGAACCGTCCACGGCGGCGAAATTGGCGAGCTGCACGATAATCGACGCGCGTTCAGAAACCTCGCTCATATGTCAGGCCACCATTCTGCGTTCTTCGATGCCCTGGTTGGCGGTGGTGGACACGTTGGCTGGTTCGAAATACTCGCCTTTGCCGCCGTTCTTCATCAGCTCCGGGGTGGGAAACACGAAGATGGTGTTGTTCGGAACAACTTCAGTCCCGTTGTCCAAAAATTCACGAATGGTGGTGGGCTCGTTGTCATCGAAAAAGAACGGTATATCCTCGCGTGCGAGCTTGCGGGTTTCGGCGAACGTGTCGCCGGCGGCGGAGAATCCCGGCATGTCATCGGATTCGGCCCACCATACGCCGTCTTCCCTGTGATAGGTGATGTTCACCTGTCGTGTATCCATGTTGCGCCTCTTCATTTCTGCCCGAGGATACTACGGATCTCCTCTTCGGATAACCCGACGTCCTTCACCAGTGTCTTCTTCACCAATCCGGGCGGAACAGTCTGCCCGTCATGGAAGGCAAAGGTCAACGGTGGACGGCCCTCCGCCTTCATTCTTTTATGCGAACCATTCGCGCGGTCAATCCCGTATCCCAGACCACGAAGGGTACGGAACAGGTCCGAGGCCTTCATCGATGGGTATACGATCGGCATGCGCGATTGCCTTTCGGTTGGTTCAATTCAGCAACAGTCCCATTAAATCACATTAAAACCGGTTAAAACGTGAATCTTCCATTATTAAGCAGGTAATAAAATGGCGAACGTCACCAGATACAAGACCAGTAAGGGTGAAACCAGATACCGTGTGAGGTATCGCAAGCCGGATGGCACGCAGACCGACAAGAGGGGTTTCCGCCGCAAGATAGATGCGGAGAACTGGGCGGCCGAACACGTCACCATCGCAAAAGCAACCGATATGTTCGTTGATCCGCAGGCGGGGAACCGGCTCATAGGGGAGTTGCACGATGAATGGCTGGCCGAACGCAAACCGTTTTGGAAGCCCTCGCACATAGGCCGGGAGCAATGCCTGTGGCGCACTCATTGCGTTGATGTGTGGAGCGGGCGGAGGATCAACGGCATCACCCACGGCGAAGTGCAGCGCTGGGTCAGCGAACTCGCCTCGCGTCGTTCCGCGACCGTGGTCATCGGCGCATACGGGATACTGGCCGCCATCTGCCGTAACGCCGTCCGCGACAAGCTCATACTCCATAATCCGTGCGAGGGCATCGAACTGCCCCGGAAGCCGCAGCGCAAGCAGAAGCGCGTATACCTGACCGCCAGCCAGGTCATCGAATTCGCCGACGAGGCGCGCAACGCAAAACGGTTCGGTGATGTGCGCCGCGCGCTCGTGCTCACTTTGGGCTTCTGCGGACTGAGGTGGGGCGAGGCTTCCGGCCTGCGCGTCGAGGACGTGGACTTGCGGCAGGGCGTGCTGCGTATCAGGCACAACACCGTGCAGGTCAACGGCAAGCCGGTCGATGGCACCCCGAAGAGCAGCGAGCAGCGCATCGTGCCCATACCACGCATCGTCATCGACGCGCTCGGGCCACTGCTCACGGACAAGAAGCCCCTTGACCGGGTGTTCACCGACCCGAACGGCCGGCCCATCCGCCAGCAGGCCGCGACCGACAATCCCACGAACCACTCATGGTGGCCGGAAGCGCTGCGTCGTCTCGGCTGGGACCCGTCGATGTGGCCGTCCCCGCATGACATGCGGCACACGTTCGCCTCACTGGCCGTGCATGCCGGGGCGAACGTCAAGGCCTTGCAAAGGGTTATGGGACATGCTTCGGCGAGCATGACACTGGACGTGTACGCCGATCTGTTCGACGGCGACCTGATGGATGTGGCTCGCATGATCGATGCGACCATACAGATTGAGACCGGTCGTGGGGGATGTGGGCAAAATGTGGGCAAGACCGTTTCGGAGACACCGAAGGCAGGTAGAAAAACGTTGAAATCATTGGGTTCTGCGGTTTCGGTTGGGTAG